AGGAAATTCTTGCCCGCAATATCACCCGCGCCCATAGGGTTCACCTGCGCCCACTTGGAGTTAGGGTCATTCGGCAGCAGCTCCTGGGGAGCCAGCTGGTTCTTAGGGTAGCAGTTAGAGGGTGTAGAGGCGGCGGCAAACGGCATCGGGGACGGCGCATCCTGGAAGCCCTCCATTGACGGCGTGTCGGGGCTGACTGTCATGCCCTGGGGCGACGCATTCTGTTCAGCATTCATAATACGGGCTACATCAACCTCACCAGGGTTTGTAAACGGACCAGCAGGAGAACCCGTCATCGACGAAGCGCCCATGCCATCAATAACAATTTCGGGTGACTGGAAACCCTCGTGTTTGCGTCCCTTCAATAGACCGCCCAGCGTAGGATCTAGCATAAAGAATAGACCTAAGGCAACCAATACAGCCAGACCAACTAGGAGCGGCGTTCGCGATGACATCGTTTCTCTAATTCCGTCGTGTGTATTTTTTTTACGGCATGCTGTTTGTTGACTCATCGTCGTCCTCAACCCAATCGCTAAACTGGGACTCAGCGTCCGATAGTTCATATTTATTCAAAAAGTCCGCCATTGCCTGTAATGCTTCCTGTCTTGCTTCGTCGGCAGTCCGGAAGAGGACTTTTACATTCATTTTCGCGTCCGCCTTCTCTTTTGCTATAAATGCCGGGCTGCGCAAAGTTAATGTATTGATTGCATCCGCTAGTGGCACATCCAGATCGTTCACTTCCTCAATCTCCTTTGTCGGTACCGGAGACTGCCAATCAAAATCAATGACATCCGTTTGCGTGTCGGGCTCCAAAAACTTTACGGCAAATTTAGGCGAAATCGTAGACCGGGTAATTAGAATACCAATCAATTCTAAATCAACAAGGCTGTTCGTATAAGCGCCCTCCTTAACACCGAAGAAAAACTCTTTCTCTGTATACGTGCTCCAGGATGGTGTATTATCAGTATCGTATACCATACCCCATCGTGGCGTAATACGTTGTAGCGACTCGTATGACGGCTTATTTTTGAATAGAGCTTCTGTCTTCGTAAGTTCAATTAGAATTGTTTTTTCCAGTTCATCAAACTTCTTTTGTGTAGACGGATCGGGAAAGACTGTAAGTGTCTTATTCATTTTTAGTCTTACATCAAGGCGAATAGGGTTCGCAATTGGGACATAAAAATATACATTATTTCCGTCAGCACGACGTTCCGGGACACCAAACATAGTCTCTGTTGTGAACTGCGATGTAGGTTTAAAAATAGTTCCGCACTCCATGTCAATGGCGACCCCTCGGGATCCAAGAGACCGTTATACAGAAGCGTCCACCGATCTAGCAGAACATATCGGTGATAAAATACTTGTATTATTACGATCTCCGGAAAACCAAGCGCGTATTCAATCTGTATTAGATCCTATCATTAGTCATATTATCAATCGTATTTTCCCTTATATACTTTTATCGGCAATCCTTTTTTTAATTTTATTTATTTTAACCATTGGCACCTTTTATATGGTAATGCGCACATCCGCTACCATGACTTATACTACTAAGTTATCAGACTGAAACAGGCGGTTATAATCGTCATTGTTCATTATTTTTAGGGTGGATTGGCGTAGATCGTCGAGATATGACGTCTCGGTACCGATTGCGGTCGCATCGCCCTTTAGCCACAGCGACCACTTGAGCCACTGCTTCTCATTCATCAACCACTCAATCGTTTCATTGCGCCCGTTGAGTATGTCAATCGCCTTATCGTAGGGATGAAAGTCCTTCACCTGGACCGACTCGAGTGCACGGTGAAGATTGCCGTTATACTTGATCTTAAAGTAAGACTGCTTGTAAGGAAGCGACTTGACCTTGGAGGTATAGTCGCATCCCATAAGAACACACATTTCTAGAAACTGCTGATACAGGAGACCCGCCTCCGTCAATATACGCGGAAGTTCGTAAACAATCCAGCCAGTCTTATCACCTGGCAGGTTAGCACCTGTTGGCACCAGCAGGGTTTGCACTCCGCGAGCAAGAAGATCCATATCATTTGTCATGACCGCGTCAAGCTCGCCACGGCGCGACAAATATGCCAGCACGTTGTCCGCCTCGCCATTTGCGTTCAGAAACATCACTCCTGCCGCGTAAAGGAAACGCTTCACCTCATCGCGCTCATCGGTTGTTACGTAAATAGAGCCGATAGCAAGATTACCCATCTCCTTTTCGACAGTAACCCGCTGATCGGTTGACATATTTGCCGTCTCAAGATCCGACTCCAGTTGCTTACGCTTCTCGTCGTTCTTTAACCGCGCCTCCGTGCGAAGGCGAATGGTCTCGCGCTTCTCGTCCGGTGGCTTGCCGTCGAAGACCGGCACAGGAAATATATTGTATTGTCTACATTTCGCAATCAAATCCGCAATGTAGACAACAGGAAGAATGTTGTTGGCTTTCGCCTTGTAAAGAAAGCCTAATATGTCAATGCCGATACGCTTATGCTTGTAAGAAGTCCAGTCGGGTGAAACGACGGCAGCCGGCGATGCCCATCGAATCCACCCAGTTAATCCACGAATGCCCATAGGAAAGAAAGTATGTGTGTCGGAATGCGATCTGCCCAACCTGGTAGTTGGGGGTCAATTTTTTCGGTCAGGTTTACTCATACATAAACTCATCTGCTGCGGTGTTGTTTGTTTCGCAAGAGCGCGCAACCTGTCCAATTCCGGTGTCACTAGCCCACATAGAATATAAGACTGCTCTTCGGGCGTTTGCCCCTGCCCCACAACCCATAAAAATTCCATATGCGGGGCTAATGCCGCTTTCAAAACATAATACGCGAAGACATTTGTATTCTCATGCCACGCTTCTTTCGCTCGTGCTAATAGTTGAACCGCTTGAAAATCCTGCCATTCACGCTGCTCAGACCATGTAGTGCGGTACCACGCCGACACCAACCACTCAGCATATAATTCGGTCCACGCCTCAAATAAATGCGGTGCGATTGTATCGGTTGTATTAAGTTTCCAACACGCCTTCGGTGTCGGTCCAATTGTCCAATCCCATTTGAGCGCGTGAATAGTTTCGTGAATTAACACCCGCTCCCATTCCTCTTTGCGATAAATCACAATTGTTGGCTTACCAGGAGTTGCCCAACCACCGTTCACCTCCGATTTTGTTGGCCACTGGTCCGCATTGATTTGGCGAGGATCATCGCGATACCATAAATGAATACGCAACCCTGGTGGCGCGCCCAACCACGTTAAAATCGCATCCGTAGTTTGCGCAATGCGATCGGTCGTTTTTCTATCCGTCTCAGGTGTAACTAAAAGTAAGGTCGCGCCACTGTTCAACTCGTAACCGAACCCTTGGGTGGCTGGGTTTTCTAACAAAGATAAAATGGTCTGCTGTTCCCACCCGCTTTCAATCTGCTTTTTTAACTCGGCGAACTCGTGGTTTAACCGCCTTGGTGGCGGCTGCTGTTGGAGCGGCGGGGGCTTCGCGCATTTCAGGAGCGTCCGCGCCGACTCCGCTTTGCGGCTCATTTTGTAATGGCGTGTCTTTTTTTGAAAGCGGCACTACTGTAGAATTTGTTCGCACTGTTTCAAATAAAAAGAGCACGGCGGACTCAAGGGATAGTGGTGTGCGATACGACGTATGCGGCTCCGCGGTCGTGAGTGACTTCATCGCTAGCCAGAAGACCTGGGGTTCTAACATATTGTGTTGACGCTCAATGGCGGCGGCGGTGCTATCAATAATTTCGGGTCCCGTTTGGCAGAAACTGAGCGCCTGATAGACGACGCCGCGCACCCACTGGATCACTTGTAAATTCGGCTTCTTTCCTGCGCGGGCGTTTTGAATAAGTATATAGACCATTTCGTCGTAGAAATCCTGAATACGGCGTGGCCACGGAGTATTGTGTGGGGTTGCTGGTGGGGTTGCTGGTGGGGTCGCCGGTGGGGTCGCCGGTGGGGTCGCCGGTGGGGTTGCTGGTGCAGTTACCTGTAAATACTTCTGTAACTCCTCAACGCGCTCGGGTCGTCCTTCGCACTTTTCGTAAGCTTCGGTTGTGGAATAGATTGGGGGCATTGCGGTTGCCCACGCCTCCAGCGTCATACGTGGCATACGATAACGGACAAAGGCGTCGTCGAGAAGTGCAAGCGGTCCGGTCATTTCCCGTGCAGTAATCCATAGCATGCCCGCTGCATCGGGTGGCAATACATATTGGTGTAAAATCGCTTTTACGCGAATAGCGGCGGCTAAGGACAGGCTATGCGCACGCCGCAGAACCACTAATTTACGATTTGAAGATCGTAGACTATTAAGCACATCGCCGCTAGAAAAGAAACTGGTTAGCAGATCGCCGATAATCTGTTTATCTTGCATAGAAAGGTTCGGAATATCAATTTCGAAATGATAGGGGCTGGTAAAGACCCGCGCTTCGTAATTATCGCCGACTACAAAATTCCGTGTTTCCAGCGGATACGTTATTTTACCACCGTTTGTCTCTTCAATAAGACGCCGAAGTTCCCGTGTTTTGCCGGTTCCCGCCGGACCAAGAAACAGGAGTGGAATATCCAATCGCTTCATCTTAGTGTTAAAGATGAAGTGATGGGTTTAGACCTGTGAATGATGAAAATGGGCGGTTACTAATTTCCCGCCGCCAAAGCATCGCGCATATTGCTGATTGTGACTGTGGCTATACCCGCTGAAACAAGCGAACACGGTAAAATTACCACCATGACAATTAAAAGTAGGAACTGTATCAATTGTGACGGATTATGGCTAAAATGGAAAAGTGCCATTGCGTAGGCTAACAGTGAAGCCACAAAACTAAAGACTGTAACAATTACTAATAATTTCGTATTTTGGGCGGAATCTTTAGGGATTAGCGTGCCAAAAGTGACCCCCGTCATAACAATTATCGTCACGCAGATACCGAGTGACACCATATAGGGCGCATTTACGGACGACATCTAAGGAGGCATAGTATTTTTTAGTCCCGTGATCATGGTCATCGTCGTCCGCCAACTTTGGCAGTGGCTTTTGCTCCGTCACCAAAAGCGGTAGCAAATGTATCCCATTTTACTCCCGTGCCGGGTGGCGTTGATATAACCGCGACTATACCACATAAAATCAAAATAGATACAATCAGCGGTACAAAGAACCGACGGAAAAATATATCTTTAATGACCGGATCGCCGCCCTTATGACGGGATGGTGATGTGCTACATGATTCCGCTCTGTTGCCCATTTACAATGGCGTATCTTTTTCTAATTACAGTATAAGAGACATAAATATGTCTACTTTTCAGTGTAGTCCCGCATTACGCCGCCGGGATGGCGAGACATGTCTTCCTAGTGCCGCGCTAGAGCGTATGCGGCGTGCGTGGAACAAAACGCATCCCCGGAACAAAATTCCTAGTCGCCAAACACGCAAAAACGGGCAAGACGCTGGTCAGAGTACAATGACAGGTGATCTACATCTTTGGTATCAAATACGCGATGGAATGAAATCGCATTACAAATGTGAAACCGAATTCTGTGCGGTGAAGAAACTACCTGGTTTATCTGATAGCGAAAAGAAGGATCTTGGTGATTATTTTCGCCCTGAAAAGCCGAAAAAATGGGTTAAAAAACCGACCGAATGGCTGGATAGTTATAACATTGAGGATGTCATGAGGCAATACGAAAAGGGAAATCCGTCGTTCGATTTTATCGGTCCCGTCCCAATCGATTTTGATGCGAAAGACGACCGCGCCTGGGGAAAATGTATCGTAAATGAACTTTGTAAACTCGATTTGACGGATTGCGCAAAGCGAGGCAAGACCAAGATTGGTATTATCTTCAACTTAGATCCCCACGATGAACCGGGCTCGCACTGGGTTTGTGCTTATATTGATATTGAACGTGGAAATGCCTACTATTTCGACTCTTACGGCTACAAGCCTCCCGATGAAATTTCGCGACTGCTCAAACGTTGTAAAGATCAAGGTTGTAAGAATGTCTATTATAAT